CTATTTAATGTCTTTTTCTAAAGAACCTTCATTATTTTGTGATAAATCTAGTTCTAAGTCACCTTGTTTTTCTAATTCAGGCTGTGTACCTGAAATTAAATCATCAATAGAGCCATCGTCACCTTCGCCTTCAGCTTTTTCATCAGCTATTTGCTTATCAATCATTTCTATTTCTTGATCGTCTTGTCCAAGAATATTTTTACGTACCCATTCTTTTGAGTAATATCCTTGTTCTACTAAGTTTTCAACTTGTGACATCATGTCGAATCTATCTCTCAAGATTTCAAACTCTTTTAATTCAGCAAAATAATTATCTTTTTGATAGTCAACAAAGATATTTTCTGAAATCATTGGCCAGTCATCTTCATTGATAATTCCTTTGAGAATCAACTGAGTTTTAAGAGCAGTTAAAAATACATGAGAGAATCTTTGACGAAGTCTAGAAACAAATTTATGGAATTTAACTTCTTCTCTATTGATTTCAGTTGCTCGTCCAACTTGGAATCCACTTTCAGATTCAAGACGACTTAAAGGTACATTCAATGATTTATAAAGTTTCTTTTGGAAGAATAGAATATCATCAATCTGTCCAAGGTTTTCACCGCCTGGCAGTGTTGTGATTTCAGTACCTCTACCACCTTCTCTTCGTGGTAAGAAGAAATCTTCAAGCATTGATTTATGACGTCTGTCATCACGAACTTCTCCGTTACTAGCATCATAAACAATCTTATTACGATACTGAGACATCATGTTTCTTACATATTCTTCTGCCTTACCTTTTGGAAGGTTACCGACATCGATATAAAAAATTCTACGTTCAGGTGCTCTAGATATACGATAGATAACTAACGCATCTTCAAGCATTCTTAACTGATTAATAACTTTAACTGATTTGTGTAAGTGAGATAATACTTTCTTTCTAGAAGAATCCATTATACCACTTGTTACATAAATGATAGCTTCATCAGCTACTTTAATTCCACTTATATTATCAGAAGAAGTATTTGCTGCAGATATTCCTACATGCTCTTCGTTATACACATAATATTCTTCAACCACTTCGTCTAGAGTTACTCCAGTAAGTTTATCGACATTCTTTTTAATCTCACGAACTTTCTTCATGTGGATTGGGTCGACATAACGAAGGTCTTGAATACCTGCTTTAGGATTTGCTGAATCGACTACTATATGGAAATAAATCTTTCCGTCGATATACCACTTTCTGAAATAATCAGAACCATACTCTGTAAATTGAAATAAATTATAGACATTATCAAACTCATTTAATATCTTACGTCTAACATCTGTTTCATACTCTAAATCGTCAACATTAAGAGATACTAAAGAACCTATATCTCCTGCAGGAATAGCCTCGTTAACGATGTCATCAATAGCATTATCAGCTTCGGGTTGTTCAGCTGCGCCACGATATTTCATTATCATATCACGGTCACTGCCACCCGAATCAGTTCCGTCTATATCATAATATTGTCCATAATATCCACCAGCCGCAACAGTTGCTACACCAGTATCGTCAACAGGTGGCACAAAGGATTTTACGGTATTTTTTTCAAGAGAAGGTGAATCGTTCTCTTCGCCTTTATTAAATCGGCGTTTAATTTCATATCCGAATATTTCCATAATATTACTATTTATATAAAAACTCCCCCGCTAACGAGGGAGTTTGTTAATTAAAAACCTACTTAAGAGGTTGTGTTAGATTCCCAGTATTGATATGCGATTTCAACAGTGAACTCTTCGATTGCATCGTTAGTATCATAACTTAAATCGATTTGAGAGATATTGATTGGATATCCGCCACGAATTGTATATGTTTTCGTTACAGCTCCGTCCTTATCTAATTGCTCTACAATCATGTCAGCTTGATAATCTGTTGGATTTGAAAGGCCTTCATTTGCAACGTGTGCATTGATGCCATTCAACCAAGTTTCGAATGCGTTTCTAACTTTCATTTCGCTATCATTGATAACTGTGATTGTCCAGTTCTCGAATACTCTATCACCAGCAATCTTCAACTGACGGCCACGGAATGGTACATCGATGTTGTTAACTGTTGATGATGGTAAACCAGCACCTTTAACCATGAATGAAGTGAATTCACTATCTCCGCCAGCATAAGCAGGGAAGTTAATGGTAGCTTTAAACAGATTAGGTCTTGCACCCCCACCTGTTAGCTTTGCTTTGAAGTCATCTACTCCTAAAATAGCCATTTTCTTATTCCTTTCTTATTAGCTTGTTACTTCACTAAAGTCAACACCTGTTCGTGTAGCAACGAAGTTGAGGGTGATGAAGTTAATTGAACGAGCGGGTTTAATGTATATATCTGCTACGAAACGATTCGTGTCGATTACTTGACCTGTGTTATTTGTTTCATCACAAACAACTAAGAAGTCAGTAACTCCACGCCGACCTTTGACATCTCGTAAGAATGGTTCTACAAGATTGCGGAATTGAGCCCGTGTGAACTCATCATTCAACTCAAAGAGTTGGAATTTAGCCGCAGTTGCGATTGCTTTTTCAAGAGTGATAAACAATCTACGAACGTTAATTCTATCGAATGCCGATGGCTTAGTTTGTCCAGTCTTATCACCGAATAGCATGATACCTTGACCAGGGAAAGCAACTAATGGATTAACCTGTGCTTTATAGAGAGTATCTCTAGATGATTGGTTTGGATTGAAAGCCAATTTAGTAACTCCACGGAGATTACCGCGATTGTAACCAGCAGGTGAGAACCAAGATTCTGCAACATTATCAGTATTAACACAGAGACCAGCCATGTGACCAGAAGCTGCGATATATACATAATTGTCGTCGTACTTGTTATACACATATAATGGAGAACTATCCAAGAAAGTGTATGAGCTCATACCTGTTAATGCATTTCTTCGTGTTATAACGTTATCACGTTTACCGTTTTCGGTGCTTTGTTTCTCGATTGCATTTGTTGCAGTTCCAACTGGAGCAGACATAAATGCTACTATATCTTTTCTCTGAAGTGCGATTGTTCCAAGTTTATTGTCAACCGTTTCTTGAGCAGTATCGTCAAGATATCCTGCTTCTGCGAATAGAAGATTTACATCTACTGTTTCTGCATCAGCAAACTCTTCAAGAGCTGTTGTAACGTCGCCTTCATCAACCGTACCATCTTGACCAGATGTTAGTGATTCCATATATACACCATCGCCGAATACACCAGTGGTTACATCAGCATTATCTTCAACAGCAGCGTTGGAGATAGTTTCTGCAGCACCTACTGTAGTATCTGCATTTGTATATAAGAAGTCTAACTTATTGATAAAAATAAAGTTAGATTGATTATTGATTACGTCATAGTAATAGTTTGAACTACCGTCTTCTTTTTTAGCATCTGAACAAAGTGAAAGTCCTTGATACTTTTCGATAACGTTATCTTTTGTTCCGGTAAATGTACCATCTTGGTCAATCACTAGAACATGAATTTCATCATCTGTTGTGGAAGCATCACCCGGTGCTGCGTCAAAGTTATCTCTAACTTTAATTTTAGCATCTTGTGTTTTTCCAATATCAGCTGTTGCTAATGTATCAGAAGCTGCAGCGTATGATGTTGATGTTCTTGCGATAACCACTTGGAGTGAATTACCATATTCGCCTGGGCATCGAGCAATGGCTGTATAATTTTTAGCGGCTAAAGCTGAAGCTTGTCTTTCGAAATCAGCTAAATTTTTAACCTGCACTTTATTATCGTTAGTAGCTAATGCGCTACCTCCATTACCTGCCGTGGCATTTATTGTGTCTGCAGCGACTATTGCGTCATCGTTCGATAGCGCATTCACTGCTCTAGAAATTTTCAAAGTATTCCCGTATTTCAAGAACCCAGCTGCTTGTAAGAATACTTTACAGGTGGTCGAATCAGGTTTACCGAAAATCTCAGCAAGGTCATTCTCCGAACTGACTGTCGTCAATTGTTCGGCCGGACCCCATTTAAATCTCCCTGCAAATCCACCAATCGATGTTGATAGAGCAGGGATTACGTTGGTCAAATCTATTTCTTTGACTTCAACGCCTGGAGAGACTAAGAATCCCATAATTGTACCTCTTTGTTTTCAGTTAATAATTGTATGTTAATCATTACAAGATTTTGTTCATACTACTATTTATAATACTACAAATCTCTCCAGGCCCTTAGCTCGTCTATCTTATCTTGATATTCGTTACTTTGGCCTGTGTTGTGAAATCCAAAATCTAATAAATCATCTTCCATTGATTCTCTATCTTTATAGAGCATTTCTTTTAATGAAATGTCATCAATATCACCAAATGCTTCAGTTGATACAAACCAACCAAACATTACTAAATTCATTACCATATCGTCGTGAAATCCTTTATCAGCTTCATAGCTTGCTCCTTTCGGAACAAATGTAGATAATTCTAAAATAGTATCAGCATCAATTATTTCTAATCCACTTTGTTCGATTAAGTCTTTCATATTAGAACACCCCATTCGCTTAATCTTTTTAGTCATAGTAACACCGATGCCACCTTTCTTAATAGCAGATTCGACGAAAGTATTTTCGTATTCTAATTCATAATAAACTCCATTACACACCACTTGCCCTGCATCATTGCTTTCAATAACTACAATAGCCTCGTTATAATAATTAGCTGTGTGTACAATAATATCGGGAAATAATAATGGTGAGATTATATTATTTCTAAAAGTTGCAACTTGTTTAAATGGTCTAGAAGACATATCAATTACAGTGAATGTAGAATAGTCTTGGCCTCTTCCTTTTGATACATCAACCATCATTATATACTGATGCCCTTTTTGTGGGTCTTCATATATTTTTACATCTCGTTTAGTTCTGATAGGGTCTTTTGCTTTTAATCCTAAAAGACAATCAGCAGAAATAAGTGTTGAAGAACTACCAACGAATTGGTTTCCAAACTCTTGAATGAATTGAGTCTCTGATGTATTAGCAATAGTTTGTTTCTTCCACTCTTCATCTCTACCAGGCACATCCCACCAATCAACTCTAAATGATGCAAACTCATTTGCTTTTTGAACTGCACCTTCCCATATCTTATAGAACATATTCCCAACTCCGTTTGGAGTAGAAGTAATAATCACTTTGGTCTCTTTACCAGATGAGATTACGGGATAGGTAGATGTATAGAAAGTAGAAGCATTCTCAACGAAAGCAAACTCGTCAAGGAATAGTAAGTTGACTGATTGACCACGAATAGAAGAAGCTGATGTAGCAGATGCAATAATCTTTGAACTATTAGAAAACTCTAATGAACCTTTATTTAATGTTCGAGTACCTGGCTGTAAAAAGAATGGAAGATTCTCTAAAGCTAAAGTAATTCGAGATAACATTTCCCTTGCAGTGGCTCCTTTATTTGCAAGAATAGCAACTGTCTTTTCGGGGTGAAAGATTGCATACCATAAAATATAAACCACCGATGAAATAGATTTACCAGACTGTCTACAAGCAAGAACAACAGAGAATCTATTATCATTGAAATGTTCGAACATCTTTTCCTGGTATGGATATAAATCAAAAGGAACTAATCCTTTATCGAGATTAATGACTTTAACATATGTCTTTGCAAAATACACGGGGTCACTCATACACTTTTGGTATTCAGTGATTTCATGTTTGGTATAATTATGTGTTACACCATCTCTTTTTACAAGAGAGTTTCCATTGTAACCATCAGTCATTATCTACCTTCTTTGCCAGCATCTTTTGTAATTCTGCTGTCGAACCGACAAAGAGGTTATTATTTGTGACTCCACCAGATTCAGTCGGTTCATTATTAAGTTTATCGAGTTCATGTCTTTTCTTTTGTAAATCAATTAATTGAGTTGTCATATCAGCAGATGTTTTAAGCATTCCTGCTAATACTTCAAAAGAACGAGGATGTTCGGATTCGGCTGCAACCTGCATCATGTGGTCTAAAGCTTCATCAGATTTATTTAATAGATTTTTTAAATTTTCTCTAGCTATATTATAATCTTCTTCAGCATCATTAGTAAGATTGACTTCTTTTTGAATAGGCACTAATGGTTTAGCATTCGAAACCAAAGCCTTATTTAATTTGTCAAGTTTATCACTCATGGTGCTAATATAGTTCTAAACACAGTTCTTATTGTACCAGATTCACCAGTGATTAGTTCATCTTCTACATATGCCTGTTCTAAATTATTTACAGTTATTCTGCTATTCGCGCTAGTCACAATTGATGCTTCACCAGAACTTATATCCCCTTGTATAGTTTCTCCTAAAGTAAATTCTACATTTTCTGTTGTGGTAAACACTAATGATTCAGTATCTCTACCAAGAACTATCCAATTTGTAAATGGTATGTTATATAAAGGAGAATCATTTGTATTTGTTGCTAATACTTCAGTATCTTGTAATAATTCCCAACGACCATTGTAAGCTATTTGAACATTACTGCTTGTGGTATTTGTGTATTTTGGTTTATTGTTTTGAGAACCAGATTTTTGGAAAGTTCCACTGATAGGTACACTATTTGTTGATGTAATGTTTAATACTAAATTAGTAAAAGGACTATCATATTCAAATTGTTTTGCATCAACACGATCAGCATCACCAACTGCTCCACTGATAGCAGATACAGTAACTACCCCACCACTTTCATCAATAGAATCTACATTAACAACTAAGTCAGTAGCTGGAGCAGCTTCACCCGGTGAGTTTTCTCCAATTAAATTACCTGCCACTGTAAGGTCATCACCAACTGTGTATCCGCTTCCTGGCTCGAAAACTCCTATATCTGAAAGAGAGCCATCTTGGCCATTCAGTATTAGAGAAAGCTGAGCACCACTTCCCGTACCACCAGTAGTTACTAAATTGTCTAAAAAGAAAGTGGCTGCGGTTTCACCTAATCTAACAGGCCCTAATTTAATTTGTTGAGCTGTATTATAATCATAACCACCATTTTCTAAGGTTGCTCCAGTAATTGCGCCGGTTTTATCTAAAGTAATTGCTATTCGAGCTTCTCTACCATGTAAGCCTGGAGAATCATTAGGACTATTTAACACTGGCTCTGTGGTTAATCCAGTTCTCGTAAACACTGGATTAAATGTAGCAGCTACATCAGTGTTATTGCCATTTCCACTAGTAACAGAAAATGTATTAATTGCACCCAATGGTTCATCGCCAGTTCCATCAAAAATACTATCGACAGTAAGAACTAAATTAGTATTATTATAAGGAGCATCTGATATTGTAATAGTTTCAGTAGCAACATAAGCTTCACCTCTATTGTTCATAGATACAGATGTTGTGGCTCCAGTCAGTCCATCAATTATTGCGGAGAACTGAGCTCCCACACCAACTGAACTTGAAGTACCTGTTAAATTTGATAGTGAAGAAGTAAAATTTTCGTCTTCAACTCTATCAAAATCAGCAGTCGCACCGGAAGCAATAGATATTCCTGTAATTCGATTCAATGGGTTGATACCACTTAATGATACATTCTTATATACTAAGTCTACTGTATGAACATCTGCGGGGTCGATTAATGATACGAATGTAGTAATAGGACCTGCAGGAGAATCTTGAGAAACGTTTATAGTGCTCATTGGTCTAGCTGTGGTTGTAGCAACATTTGTAAAATCTGCTATTTCAGTTTCAACTTTCTTAATAATTGAAACATTCTTATTGATATTAGGAGCAAATCTAGCTCTAATAGTAAAATCCAGAGTATAAGTTAATGTTCTTCGCCCTTGATAATCACCCTCGTATGTATCATCAAAGGAAACACCATTCAAGATAAAAGGTACATCTGTTTTTGAACCAGGGCCTTCGATATCTTTAATTGTAACTGTGTATTCAGGCGAAAAGGTTGGAACAATTTGTTCTAAAATTTGTAGAGCATCTTCTTGATTTCTTGCAAGAATATTTAATTGCATTCCAATTGTATATGGAACACTCTGATACATTTTATTTCGTGTTCGTGGAGAATTATTAGTACCAGTAGTTATTGTAGTATTTAACTTATTTAATTTAGTTGAAGTATCATATTCAATAGAAGTTATTTCAAAAGACATTCTTGGTAATTTAATTGCTATTTTATTACCATCTAAATCTTTATTCATTCTTGAAATGAATTTTTCTCTAGGGCCATAAGAGATAGGTACTTTTTGGATATTAGAAATCTTATCACCACTATGTCTACCTATAGTAATATTATTAAAAAGAGTACCAAAGACTGATACAACTCTTTTTATTGTGGCATGATAGAAATGTTCTCCGCTAAGCATTTGGTTCTCCGAATGGGTTAAACTCGCTAAAGTCTATATAGTTATTATTGATAGCTTCGAAGTCTGCAGAATCATCAAATGCATCCGCGCTATAAGTTTCAGATGTAGTATCTTCTCCCGCTGTTACTGAAGCCGATGCACCTGATTTACTACCTACAATAGTACTACCTGGTGCAATCTTATTTATAGAACCATCAGTAACTGTTAATGTACCTAGGTTTAATATAATAGGACTTTGGTCTTCGTCAAACCCAAGAACTTCTGAAGTTCCAGTAGAAGAATCACCAAATGTAATAGTGACCTCTTCACCAATCTCAAACTTAGCAGTTGTTCCTGCTGTATATGTTATTCCTACACTTGTAGTTGTTTCATATATTTTTTGAACATCGTCAATTAAATCAAGTCCTGTATCGATATCTTCGTTTTCGTATTCGAATAGTTCACAAGATAGTTTATACAATACTAAATTATTTAATTGATAGAATGGTTGTTCGTGTTCAACGAATCTTAATTCAAATAAAGATTTTGAAAGTGGTAAATAAATTAAATCACCTTCTTTAGGACGTACTAGATTGCTACCTCTAGTGGCTCGAGCAAATGAACGTCTCGCAACTAATAATGTAACTTGGTCTCTTATCTCAAGTCCAAACTTACCAAGCAAATCACCATCACCATCAAAGCCTTCTGTATTCTCAATATACATCTCAACGAGATATGAACTTGAGAATTTACTTTCAATTGTGTTATTTAAAATATCATCTGAACTGATGATGTCGCGAGGAATGTAATAAACATCTTGGCCGTAAATACTCAAGGCCTCTACGACCATATCTTCGTATAGGTCTTTCTCTGCTACAGAGCCCTGTGAAAAATAAGTATTTCTCGCCATAATATCATCTCGTTATCCTACATAGAATGCTGGTGGCATTTCATATTTTAACTGAACTTCTTCTTCTATCTTTTGGATTTCTTCGTTAGCTTCATCGTAAATCTGTTGACCGTTCATGGTAACTCCACCAGGAAGTTGCATACCATCAAACTTTTTAATGTTTATACCCCATTGTCTTTTAATCAACGCTGTTAAATATCTTTTCAAGAACATATCATTATACACCGCAGTTGATGTAGCTTCTGTCTGTGAATGAGCATCAGTGCCGGAACCGTAAGTATCAGCAGTATGAGACGTTTTAGGAACTATCGCCTCATAACCTTCAAATACTATAATATCACCTTCTGTTAAATCTGTACCCCAACGAGTTTCGATATAAAGTCGACTGATATGTCTATTGAATCTTGTGGTCTGGTCTTTACCATCAAACATGTGGTCTATCAATGCAAGATGTTGCTGAGTCATTGAATAATTCAACATACTAGAACCAGGTTTTGCCAAATCATACATATCATTCAACATCATTTGATATTCAATATTGAAATCACCTGTACCACCAGTATTTGAATTGAAAGGAAGCACCCTACTTATTGTAAGATATGTATCAGGCACAGTGATATATTGATTTGTAATATCAGCTGCTGTTAATTGATATTTGCGGAATCGTTTAATGACCGCATCAGAGTGGTACTCTTGATAAAATTGTAATGCTTCATCAAGACGGTCACCTAATTGGTCATCATCTACATTTATCTCAATTACTGGAGCTCCTAA